CTGCACTCTCTTGGCAAAGTCATAGATTTCACTGTCCGACCTGCTGCGCCTGTCAATCGTTTTAGTATTCCTGACGGTCTCCGCGCGGGTGATGGCGCCAAAGAGCACACCGTCCACGAGCATACCATTAAGACACTGTACCAGGATGATGTAGGGACCAGCTGCCCGGGTGCGGATGTCCACCATAGAAAAGGCTTTTGTCTCGTAGTCGTATAAGATAGCCTTGCGGGACTCAATGCGGAGATACTGCCGGCCGTCTTCCAGGGTCTCGACGTATGCGGGGAAGGCAGCGGTCAGGGTCGTAAAGGGGATAGAGAGGAAAGGCTGCTCGCTGTGAATCGCGCCAAAGCTCACATAGATACTGCCGCCGCTCGTCCGGGTCTCTTTGCAGGCAAAGACGTTGTCAGCCATAGAATATCTGACGACGGACACAAGGCCGCGCGCGTCCTCTGCCGCTGTGACCTCTTCCAGGTCTGTATACTTGGCCAGCGTCTCTGTCTCGCCAAAAAGGTTGACATCAACACCGCCGGCCGGGTTATCCTCATAGCCCGCGTTGATGATGTAGTCGTCAGCATGCCAGGCTTCAAAGACATAGGATGCCGGGGTCTCCGTGTCGGAGAGGAAGACCATAACATCCTCCGGTTCCACGGTCACTGAGGCGATGGTCCCGGATACGATAGCCACCCGCACATAGGATACACCAGCCGGGACAGTGTAGCTGTAGATGGCCCGCTGGACACCCGCGCCGGGGATGGCGACCTTCTCTGAGTTGTATGCACATATTGCCCGGCCCTGTGCTCTGATTGTGCCCGTGCTCCACTGTTTGCACCAGCAGAGGATTTGTCCCTCCTCTACCGGGATGTAGTCGGAGAGGTAGTCTCCCACCTGGTCCACGATTTGCCCGGAGATGGTGATACGCTTATTCCTTGTGACGGTGTTAGGATTGAGCAAGTTGGCAGATGCCTTATAGCTGCCCAACTTTTCGACGCAGCCCTTGAGCGAGTCGTCAGATACCAGGGTCCAGTTATAGTCCCAGTTAAGGCCGGTCTGGTATCTAATCCAGTGCTGTCCGGTCCCGCTGTCGCTGACGCTGTAGCAATGCTGCTGTCGGATGTCTGCGGCTGACTGTACTCCGTCTGCGGTAAGACAGATAAGCCAGCACGGGTTGACGGTCGGCAGGTGTGCGTGTCCGTTGGAGTAGTAGACAACGGCCCGCGTTGTGATGTTGTCCGGGTCCGTGTCCCCGTCGCGGTCGGTGCTGTCGACGTATGCAAGTTCCACGGCCTCCGCCGCCTGTGATGCCTGTGCTCCGACTGCATCCATGCGTGTCCAGGTCTCGTTTAATGCGCCGTTGATATACGCGCCCGTATCCACGCAATACGTGACGGATGGTGTCAGCTCCCCGCCGTCCGCGACAAGATATAACGGGGATGTGTCCGGCCTGATACTCAGGGGCGTTACCTGATATGTGACCGGCTCAGCGAGCTCCGTTCCGTCTGCCGCATATACAGAGACAAGCTCACCGCTGACGGCCTCGTATGTGCCGCCGTAAAATCCCGGGGCGATGGTGCTCCAGTCTACCGGGTATGGCTTCGCGCCCTCTCCCTCTGTGTTCACAGCCGTTGCAATCACAAGTCCGGTCCTCTCTGTGCCCGTATAGGGCAGGGGAACATAAATTCTCTTAAGCGGCATGCCCACCGCGCAGTCCTTGAGTTCTACCATGGAGGCCGGGTCTGTGGTCAGTGTAATGACCGGTGCTTTCCCGTCCCGGGCGGCCTCGTCGGCGATCTCATACGGCTGTCCGTTATAATGCCATCTTTTCATCGTGGTCATGGTCTGCTACTCCTTACTCAGTCGTCATGTATACGTTACCGTTGCCGTCATCCGTGACTGTGATGGAAGCCGAGGTCCCGTTTGTAACCTCGAAAGTCGTTGTGCTTCCGTCTGTCATGGTAATGGTGTATGTGTCTATGTTGCCGGCCGTGCCTGTCTTGGTGATAGATGCAATTCCGATGCCTGCCGGGCCGGTCTCGCCCCTATCGCCCTTATCGCCTTTCAGCTCTGCGATGTTCACAAGGTCGGTCCATTCGTCCTCGCTCTCGCGCTTCCACTGGATGCTGTTCCCGTACTTGCGCAACATTACCGGCGAGGCCGCTTCAATGGCTTCGGCCAGCTCTGCAAGATACTCGTTAAAAATATTCGTCGCGTTCCCGCTTGGCGTTCCGTCTGCCGCGTTACGGGCAATTCTGACGGATACGGGGAAGGAGACAAAGACATCCGTTCCCGCCTCGTTAATGACCTGGACCTGAAGCCGGGCGGGGCCAGCGACGCCGAAAAACGTGTTGGTGGGCGTAAATTCCACGGCCGGGATTGTCCGCTGTTCCTCTTCAATGCCTCCGATTGTGACGTATACAAGAGCGGCAATGTCATACTCTGCCGTGCCGTCTGCTCGCTCAATATAAACGCGGGCGGCCGCGTCTGCCGGGGGCGTGTAATCCATTAAGTTAAAGCGCAGGGCGGCCGCGTTCGTGTTCTGGACGTAGTCGATGGCGGGGACCGGCGCGTTCTTGTCGATATATAGATTCCTGATAATCACTGTTTATCTCCCTTCTGACTATCTAACTGTGTGATGTCAGATATTTATTTAAAGAGGTTCACGCCGGCTCCCTTGGCCAACTCTGAGATTGTCCGTCCAAGGGCCTTCTTGGGCTCTCCGAGGCTGATTTCGTTATATCTCTCAAGCAAGACGTTGTAATCTGTCTTGACTATTTTGGCCGTTGTGGAGATGCCCAGCCGCTCAAAATACACGGGGATGGTGTCGCAAAGTTTGACGACTGACTGCGGCATGTGTTTATACTCCAGCGATTGCCAGAGAGGGACGAATTTGATGTTCATTGACACCGCTGGCTTGCCTGTGATATTGGCATTGGCATAGGCCAGGCCGCGGGCGTTAACTTGCTCTTTGGTGGGCGGGTCGCCAGAGAAGTCTCCTGATACATCCAGCAGCTTGATGCGGGAGTATGGCCACATGGCAGCTATGTGGATGTCTTCTTGAACATCCCCCACGACCGTCACATCCTCAGATGTATAGTATGGCAGTACACCCGTATATGTGTTCTGGATGTTGGTCTCCTGCTGTATGTCCGTGAGATTCTTGCCGTACATGACAGCCGACTCCATACCGCGCTCAATGCCTCGGTTCCTCACTAACATGCCGCCGTTGTTGCTCCATTGCCATTCGCCGCCATATACATCCAGTAAGGAGCCTCTCGCATTCAAGAGCGCCTCACGCATGCTCCTGGGCACATCAAACCCGAACGTAGCTTCCGTGTCTATGTTCGTCTCGATGGTAAAATCTGTGCTTTTCGCGGCAGCGGCCATAATGGCACTGATAGACCCCAGGCACATCCGCGCCTCCTTTGCAATCGGAAGTATTGGAGTGTATCGCATGGCATATGTGATGTGCTCCGCGTTAATTGTGACAATCCCGTTCATTGGCATGGACATCCGATAAATTCGGAACCATGCCTCATCCTCGCCCTCTCCGGGGACGGCGCCAATGATGTCGTTATATCTCATCTCGTCATAGAGGATGCCGCCGACCGGGTATTCCATGGTCAACTCAAAGCCGCCGTTCCTCTCTTCTACGACAGAACAAGAGATTGTGTCCTTGAGGCGGCCAGACAGACCGCCCAGCAGGCCATTATACAGAAGCGGTACCATGGTTAAATCCTCCATTCTCTTGTGTCAGCCTGCGCGTAGAGAAGACGCCCCGAGCTGCTCACAATTGATATTCTGACATCATCATAGCCGTCGATTTTTGGCCACTGGCCGTCAGTCAGTTCCATGCCCATGATTGTGTATGTATCAAAATCGATTGTGGCAAGGGTCTTTATCCCTGGCACGGTAAATGTCATGGTATATGTGTTCTTATCCCCATTCATAATGGTAAGGGTTAACGTGTCCTCGACGAAGTCAGTCGTGAAGTAAAAAAAGAGCTTCGCAGGGCCACAATATCCGGTCAAGTCCAGACTTGCGTAAGGCCGGTCCATACCAACCGTGTCAACTTTGATTTTGGTGCCGTTGATATCGATGTTAAATCCTACGCGGATAGATGACGATGACACGCCAAAAATGAACGCGTACCGATCGTAATCGCTCCTGGGTTCGGTCAGCACCCAGGTGTTATCTTCCCGGGTGACTTGACTCAAGACGCTTTCTCCATTCTCGTATGTCATCATTGCATAGCCAACTGCGGCAGTCATTGAGGGGGAACCGTATGTCGGTGTTATTCTGATGGTGTCCATGCGTGTCGTTGCGTCTTCCTCGGTGCCAAGCGGCGAAAGCATCACAGTGATTGTGCTCTCGTCGGCAGACATCTGCACAATCGTGACATACTGCTTGTCCTTGCTCAAGAAGCGCTGGGGTTTGCAATGGAATGTCAGGTCAAAATTTCCGCCATCGTTATTCCGGGCCGTGAAAACATCCGGGTCGAACGGCCCACGGAACTCGGCCAGCCGATACTCGTCCGGGTGATAGCTGTCAGTAAGTACGTGATAGCCGGGGCTCTTATACAGATGCTGCTTCAACTTTTGGACGTTATCAGCGAAATTCTCCGAAATACTGCAAGGATAGGTAACGTCAATATCAAGATAGCCACCGTTATCAAACAGCAGGTCCCCGTTTCTACCGGGTACATGAACGCGCTCAATATCACGCTCTGGGGCGCCGTACGTGCCGCGCCCCAGGGCAACTAATCCGAACTTCCGTTCCAGTTCTACATCGTTATATTTGATTGACATGGTGCCTCCTTTATGACCGCTGGGCCTCTGCCATGATAATGTCGGCCACTTCCTGAGCGATGGACCGGGCGCTCTGGCCGTCCCGTGCATATACAGAAATCTGTGGCGCGTTGGTGACATAGCGATTCTCTGCCGGGCTTGTCTCATATCCGCGCTGGCTACTGCCGTGCGTCATGCCGTCCACTGTGACCGTGCCAAAGGTTCCGGCCAGGAGTGCCGCCGCGCTCTCTGCCGCGCCCGCGAGGGTAGGAAGATTGCGCCGGATGCCGGTCGCCATTAAATCGATCATATCTGGCATGTAGGTGTGAAAATTGGACAGCGGGCCTTCTTCCGGCTCTGAGAAGCCAAGGAAGTTCCGGATTGTGTCGGCCACTGACGAGGCCGCGCTCTGGACGTTTCCTATACATGCCCAGATGCCGTCCGTGATGCTGCTGATAATGTCAGCACCCCACTGCCATGCCTGCGCCGGCAAATTCGTTATCCATGTCACAAAGTCATTGAACGCGTTCTTTGCCGCCTCCGCTATCTGAGGCCCCGCCGTCACCAGATAATCTTTCATCTTGGTCCAGGTGTCAGAAATCCAGCCCCAGGCCTTGCCGGGGAGGTTCTTCATGAACTCCACGAACTTGTTGAAGCTGTCCTTCATGGCCTTTGAAATCTGTTCGCCCTTCTCCGCAAAGAATTTCTTGATGCCTTCCCATATCTCGGTGGCCTTATCCTGCATGGTCGTGAGCACGGTTGTGAAAATGGTCTTGATGCTTTCCCATATCTCTGAAAATGCGTTCTTGATGTTGTCCCAGATATGACCCAGGTCCTCTTTCAGTTTGTCAAAGTCGCCACTTACGAGGTCGCATATGATGAGGACGACACCACCAACGACGTTCTTGATGATCTCCCAGTAATTCGTGAAAATGTTCTGCACGTTCTCCAGGATGGTGTCGAGGGTCTGTTTGGCGCCTTCCCATAATCCCGTGATATTATTCACAAGGTCTTCCACCACCGGGTTATGGAGCATGCTGTCCCAGGTATCCTGGAACCACTGTTTCAGGTTATCCCAGGTCTCCGAAAGTGTGTTCTTTACGCTTTCCCAGGCCTCGCTAAGCCAGATGACTACCTTTTCCTGTGTGTCCTTGAACCATGCTGTTATCTCTCCCCAGTGTGTAACGGCCAGGACGACGCCAGCGATGGCGGCAACAATGGCAGCGATGGCGATTCCGACGGGGCCGGTCAGGAATGCGGCGACGGCTCCGAAAATGGAGGTAATTCCGCCGGCGGCCGTGATGAGACTGCCGATGACGGTGATAATATCAATAATGTTGCTGATAAAGGCCGCTATCTGTAATGCTGCGATGGCGGCAGCGATCGCTCCGATGATTGTTAGAATCTGCTCGGAATGCGATGTGATAAAGGTAATGACACTCTGTACGACGGCGAATATTTCCGTGATGACCGACACAACCGTTCCCCAGTTAATGCCGGTTATAAAATTTTTGACGCCTTCGAACAGTTCTGTGACCTGCGTTTTGATGGTCTCAAAGTCGATGTTCATTATCTGATTGCCGATAGTGTCCACGACATTCACGATGTCGTCCGCGATGGCGTCCCAGTCCGCGTTGGCGGCCCACTCTGCCGCCTTCTCCATGAGTGTGCCGATGACGTCCACCACCTTAGTGATGACTTCACCCGCAGCGGCTCCGAATGTTTTCCAGTCTACGCCCTGGAGGGCCCGCGTGATATTACCGGCCGCGTTGGCCACGCTGTCCTGGAGGCCGGTTCCGACTCCCTGGTTAAAGCCTTCCTTAGCCTTGTTCACGACTTTCTGAAGCTCTGTCGTGACGCCCTGGAGCGGGCCGCTGAAGTTCTTGTATACAGACAGGGCGAAGCCTTCAATGCCGCTCTTTAAAATGGTAATGGCACCGCCCAAATTATCATTCATGGTCGCGGCCATGTTGGAGGCGCTTCCGTCTGCGTCATAGATGGCTGTCGTTAAGTTGTTAAAATCTTCTTCCGATGCGTTCAGAATGGCCAGAAGGCCGGACATGCCCGTCGTACCTGCAAGGGCTGCCGCGGCCTGTGCTTTTAATGCTCCCTCGGCCCCGAAGGCTCGTTCGGTGAGGTTCTCCACGCCTTCCTCATACTCTTTTTCCGTGATATTGCCGGCGGCCAGTTGCGTGTCAAGGTATGCAAGGCCGGAGGTGAGCTCCTCGCTCGAAATGTGGAGATTGCCCATGCTCGCGCGCAGTTCCTTCATAACAGTGAGTAACGGCCTGGCCTCTCCAGTGCTGGTATAGAGCTCGATGCCGAGCTCCTTCAATTTCTGCTGGGCTTTGTCGCTGGTGGCAAAGTTGTTAAAGAAGGCCCGGAGGCTGCGTCCTGCAATGCCGCTTTTGATGCCTGCGTTGGCCATAAGGCCAAGGGCAACGGCTACATCTTCTGCTTTATACCCGAACGCGCCGGCCAGGGGTGCGGCGAATTTGAACGACTCGCCCATCATCGCAACGTCGGTGTTGGAGTTCGTTGCTGCGGCCGCTAATACGTCCACATAATGCCCTGTGTCTTCTGCCGTCATGCCGAAGGCCGTCAGGGAGTCTGTGACGATATCCGAAACGGTGCCCAGGTCCTCGCCAGATGCTGCGGCCAGGTTCATGACACCTTCAATGCCGTCGAGCATGTCGCCCGTCTTCCATCCGGCCATGGCCATGTACTTGAATGCCTCGGCCGCCTCGGTCGCGGTGAATTTTGTCTTGGCGCCCATCTCCTCGGCCTTGTCGGTGAGCTTGTCGAGCTCCTCGCCCTGTGCGCCTGAGATTGCGGCCACCTCGGACATACCTGATTCGAAGGCCATACCGGTCTGCATAACATAGCCGCCGACAAGGCCCAGTCCTGTAACAATTTTGTCAAGGCCGGTCTTAACTGTATCAATCGCGCCCATAACGGCCGAGGAGGCAATGTTGGCGGCGAAATTTGCTCCGAACGAGGAGGAATGTTTGGTCACATCATCCAAAGAGTCTTTCACTTTGGCCATGGCCTTGGTGAATCCGCTCTCTTCTGCTGTGACCTTTGCTGATAGTGTATAGTCTGCCATTGGACGTTACTCCTTCCTGGCGTTTTTCTGCGGTAACTTCTTCCCGGCCCCTGCATAGACTCTTTCGAGCCATACGGGAAGACCGGACGTGCCCTTCCTCTCGTTCCTCTCAATTTCCTTAATGGTGTTCATATCGTCGCGGGCCTTCTCACGGTCTGCCGGCCTTCTGGCCTTCTGCCATAACTTCCGGAACGGCTTCCCGCGTTTGCGGTTTGCGTTTATTTGTGCATTAAAAACGGCATTTCGTGTTGTGGTGCTGTCCGAAACAACCATGTCTTCATAGGCCTTCATAATGAACGCCCGTTCTGTCTGGGTTAACGCGTCATAGTCGGCGCGGGTGTATCCAAAATGCACAACAAAAAACGCAAAGTCGGCTACATCTGAGTAGCGTTCCGCTTCCGGGTCGCTGGGCTGTTGTGTGGTCCGAAAATACGAATAGTCGATCAGGCGGCGCGGAACAAGAAAGGGCAGTCGTGATAAAGAGTCTCCTGAATGAGTCGGATGACATGGGAATAGCCCTCGTCCTGGATGAGATCGTCGCACACCTCCGCGCCCTTCTGCGGGGTGCAAAAGCTATCAGAGCCGGCTTCCTTGAGCCCGAAAGAGAAAAAGCGCTCACAAGAGGCGAGGGACATCATTCCGTTTTCACTCGCGGCGAGCTGGGACATTGCGCTTTTGCCGTCGGCGGCCCTCTCGATCAGTTTCAGGCGGCCGATGGTGAACTTTAACTCATACTGCTTATCCTTATAAGTGAACATGTAAAATCTCCTTTTCTTTTATCTCTATACTAAAAAAGGAGGGGCAGAATGCCCCTCCTCTGATGTTACGCAGGAATTGTGTCGGTCTCGGGCGGTGTAACGGTGAGGTCGGTCAGGGCTCCCATGCCGGAGAAGGACAGGGAGTATGTGACGCTGTCATCATACGGAGCCTCAAGCGGGTAATCCGTGATAGATGCCAGGCCCCCGAAAAGGCCCTTCTTGGTTTTGGCGTTGTACACCTTGACACAGACCGGATTGCCGGCCGAAAAGGCTGCGCTGAGTGCCTTGTGGCTGTCGTCAGACGGGACGTAAACGCCGTCGAGATCGATGCTCCACTCTTTCATTCCGGGGATGACAGACTTCCAGCCGCCCTCGGTATCCTTAGAGCTGACTTCGATTGTGTCCGCGGACCGGTTGATGGTAAGGCCCTGCTGGCCAGCAACGGCGAGCAGGTTTGCGCCAGTGGAATCCCACACTGCCAGGAGCCAGTCTTTGCCGGCTGTGACTGCGTCGGCGATGGCAGAAAAGTCGCAGTAGGCGCCGCCGTCATACTCGCCGGTGAACATCTGCTTGATATAATCGAACATGTGTTTATACCTCCATGTGGTTAAAACTTGGCTTTGAAGCCATATGCTACTTTGAAGCGATATTCCAGGACGGCGTGCTTTTCCCCGCTGGGGTCGTCCTGGATGGTCTGGAGCCCTGCGTCCGTCTGGAGCACCAGCCGAACATATGATGGGAGCCGAATGTCTTCCGTCATGGCCTCCTGGACCTGCTGAATATACTGATAAATGGGAACGCTGGACGGGGTCTCTTCTGCTATGATATGGAGCCAGACCGTGTAATCCTTAACATACATGGTCTTGTTGTCGGCTGGCTCGATGCTCACGACTTCACAAAAAACAAAGGGGCTCGTGGTGCCGTCTGGCACTTGGTCATAACAGGGAAGCGGGGTCCCTTCCCTTACTCTGTCTTGTATTGCTCTGACAAGGTCAACGAGTGATAACTGTCTGTTCATTTGTCACTTCCCCCTGATGGCCTTTTCTATGCGCCCCTTAAAGAGCGGTCGTTCTTTCTCAACGTTGCGCTGGAGATAGCGCCGGCCCTTTACGTATGTCCCCGCGGATGTCCTGTGCCCGTATTCAACATGGGGCGCGTATTCCTTTTTGTAGCCTACCTCGTCCCCGCTGACGCCTAAGGATTGCCGGAGCTCGCCCGTTCTGACGGGTGTCCCGCCCGGGCGTTTGCCGCGGTTATAGATGCTCTTCTCCGTGTCCTTGACCACCTTGTGGAGATTGACAGCGGTGAGCCTCTTGAGCTCGATCGTGAACGCGGGGTCGTCCTTAATCTCAACCTTAACGCTAATCATTGGTGCCAGCCTTTCACGGTCAATAATGACCAGCGCGGGGGCAGCGGGGTGATTCCTGCGATGCCGTAAAGCTTGCCGTTATACCGTACATGTGTTGCGCCCTTGATGAGTGCCGCCGGGCAGGGAACCTGGATGACGGCCTCGCCCTCTTCCAGTCGCCGGCCGCCGGTCACTGTGAGCTTGGTGTCTGTGTGGAGCCGCCCGTGTGCGCTGAGAATGATGTCATAGTTCCCGCTGGGAATCGTGTTTCCTAAATCATCCGTGACTGTGGCCGGCTTTATAATCTCTACGTTGTCCCATATCATAAGAAACGGACCACCTTCCCCTGGGTGCTGTCGTCTGCGTGTGTCTGCGTCCACCTGGTGAGCTCTTCCGCGTACTCCGCCAGGACATCTGATACAAAGCTGTCAGTGATACCGCCGGCCTTTTCGGACGTGATGCCCTCATAGTAGCGCCGCCTCCATGCCTTGACAGTCGCATCAATAACGACGCTGTGGAGGATGCTCGGAAATGCTTCCTCGTCAACTCCTATCCGTAAACAGACGCGGTCAATGATGGTCTGTGCGAGCTCGTTCATAATGTCGGCGTCGTAGTGCTCGCCGGCCATGCGGGCGTTAATCCGTGTCGTAATCGCTGCTATCATGCCGGCCTCCTCTTAATAGCGCGGCGGGCCATTGCCCGCCGCTGTTCGTTCGTGTGTTATCAGCCCTGGGTGATGGAGCCCTTGAAGACGCCAGACGCATCTTCTGCATAAAATCTGACGCCGGACATGATGAGGGTCTCAAGGGAGGCTGTGGAAGTCTCCGGGGTGTGAGTCATACCGACAAGGCCGGTCTCGTCGTAGGTCAGGCCCAGGGTGCGGGCAACATCGCCACCAACCGGGACGTATGCGCCGTTGCAGTTCTCAATGACGGTCGCGCACGGTGCGCCGGCGTCAACTCCCGTGGTCACAAAGGCGGTGCCCAGGCCGAGGAAATTCTCGATGTAGCTCAGGCCAAAGGCGGTCTGAGTAGTCACGGCAGCGGTGCCGAGGTACTCGGCAACGTCCATGGGGTTGATGAAGAAGACAGGCACGACGTCCATGTCTTCAAAGTAGGTCTGCAGGGCGCCCCAGAGATTGGCGCAGGCGGCCTGGAGGGTAGCGCCTGCCGTCGCGGTGCCAGCGCCGGCCTTGATGGTCGCATAAAATGCGTCCTTAATCTCCTTGCGGACCTCTGCGATCAGTTTTCTATCCGTGCCATTGACTGCGTTCTCGTAGCCGTCGCGCTGGATGGCCTCGGCCGTGGTCTTCTTCCTGTATTTGTTCAGGCCCATCTCAATGGTCTGGGCCAGCTTGCGGGTGACCTTGGTCAGCGGGATGGTCTCGCCCTCTGCCACCTGTGCCGGCTTGGTGCCAGACACGGCGTTCTTGTAAATCTTAATCTGAGAACCGGCCGCCATCGGAATCAGATTGGTGATACCCAGGACGCGCTCGAGCTGGGCAATGCCCTCGTTCAGTCTGGCGCTGTGGTCAATAGAGATGGCCGGTTCAATGTCAGTAGTAACAGTGGTGTTCGCTTCCGGGTCGAACATAAGTTTCATGTAATCGGACATTATTTTCTACCTCCTCCGGTAAAAAGATTGATGTTTTCGCGAATGAGCTTCTGGCGGGCGATTGGGTCAGCAGTTTTGAAAATCTGCTCCTTTGTGATTGCTCCGCCTGTGCCGCCGCTCCTCTGCGGTGCTCTGCCTGCCAGCGCGGCCTTGATGCCGTCCTGGACTGCGGCCTTGTATGCCGTTGCGAATGCGCTCACGGCGGCGTTGGTCGTGTCTGCGTCATCTGATACGAGCATAGTGATAAGGTCGTCGGAAACGGTAATCTTATCGGCCGCGAGGAGTTTTCTCGCCTCCCTGTGCATGGCCGACCGGGCGTTCTCTTTCTTGAGCTGGTCGAGCTCCGCCTGCAGTGCGTCGCGCTCTGCTTTTGTGCGCTCCTCCTCGGTCATTTTGGCCAGCCTCTCAGCCTCTGAAATCTTCTTGGCCTGCTGCTTCTCCCATTTTGCAAAGCGGGCGTTGATGATGCGGTCGAGGTCTGCGTCTGTGTACTTCTTTTCAGCCTCTCCGCCCGGTGTGCCTTCCGGGTTGTTGTTGTTGCCCTCCGGGTTGTTGTTGCCTTCCGGGGCGCCGTTGCCTTCCGGGTTGTTGTTGCCGTCCTGGCCTCCGTCGAACATCTGTGTCAGATAATACAGTTTTCTCTTCATGTGTTGATTCTCCTCCATGTGTTTAAAGTCTCATGCTGGACTGTGTAAGGGTTCCCGTGCTTTTAACGTCATCCCGGCCTGGACATGTAAAAAAACGGCGTCGCCGCCGTCTCGTATTTATGTTCTGTCAGTAAAATTTATTTTTAGGTCGCGGGGGTATCCTGCGGCCACTAATTCGAGCCCGGTCAGAAAAAATTCTGTCAGGGCCGTTTCTTTCTCTGTGAGGTCGTCGCCGGTCGTGACGATGAAGAGCCCTTTTTCTTTCCGGGCAACTCTGTCCGGGGCGATACAGGCGGCCAGCGTCTGACAGAGAACGCCGACGGCCTCGCAGCATTGCCGCGCTTCAATCGGGTCGCCGCCATTGTGCCCCGCGTGCCCTTGTACCATGATGCCGTGCTCGTTGATAGTCGCTGTAATCATGTGCCCTCTCCTCTTAATATTGATATCAGCCGCTCCGGGTCTCTCTCCCTGGTCACTGTCTCCCGCCCGTCGTCGTCGATAATAACGAGCGCGGGGACACTCTTAAGGCCCAGGCGCTTGACATCGCTGTAATGGTCGCTTGTCTTTCTGCGCTCTACCTGGCCCGGGCATGCTGCTTCGATCGGTGCGATAACCCGCCGGGCGATGGCCTTACAGGGTGGACACCACTCCGAGTGATAATAAATAAGATGCTTCATGCGGCCCTCCCATTTGGCGAAATCGCCAGTTCCCATTTGGCGAAATCGCCAGACCAATACCTATATATAACTATATATAAATATAATAGGTTCTCAGTTTTATACCGGAATTATATGTTTCTCTCCAGCTCTCCCCGTTTGCCTCCGGGCTGTTTTTATGTCCTTGGGGTGTGGGCTGGCTTTGCCTTTGTCTGTGCTTTAGCTCCTCAGCCGTCCAAGCTTCCTGTGGCGGCCTGCGGCCGCCTGCTCATATCTGCGATGAGAGGGGGCTGGGTGTTGGGCTGTGTGTCTGAGGTTGGGGGCTGTCCAAGGTATATATTACAGGACTTCAAAGGAGCACCGGCAGCACGTGTGGAGCGGCGGGAAATTCGCTCCGGGAATCCTGTACTTGAATTCAAACTCTTGGTCTTCCAGGTCAAGGCATATAGGGCAAACGCGTTTGTCTCCCACCGTCGAAATCTTATAGCGCTCCTCGCCCTCTGCCTCGAATACGCGGGCGCTGGCCTCGTTGAGTGCGTGTGTGCCTTCCGTATATATGAGCTTATAACAGTCCGCCTCTGACTTCTTGCCGATAATCTTTGCCATGTCATCCGTGATGCTGTCGTAACTATCCCCGCGGGCCAGGCGCTGGCCAAGGTCTGTCAGAATGCGCTCTTTATTCGCTCCCATCCGGGTAATCATCCGGGTGGTGAATCCCTTTTTATCTTTCCAGGGTGTGAGCACCGTCTCTTTGATAATGGCATCCGGGTCCACCTTCACGGGCTCCGGGGCGGGCTGTATGTGCTTCTCTGCGGCCTTTTTCTGTGCCGCGTCAATGCTCCGGGCGGCCACTCTTTTGAGGTGTGTGGTCATATCTGCCGCGCCGCTGGCATAAAATACGATCAGTGGCAGCAATGCTGCCGCGCCGGCTATGTCCAGCCGCCGGGGACCTCTGTCTCTTATGAGCTCCTCCCCGGCCTGCTGTACCTTCCGCGCCTCCGCCCTCGCGTCGTCGTCCTCTGTGCCGTTGATGATAGCTGACATTTCTGCCGCGTGCTCTGTGCGCAAGTCTTCCAGGGCCTCAAGGTCCTCGTATGTCGCCATGTTCAAAAGGTCCGTGAGGGTCACATCTTTATATATGTGGAGATTACGAACGATGGCCCGCTCCAGCTTTCGCCGGCGCCGCTCCTGTCGCTTCTGGTATGCGGCTTCATCCTTCGTCAGTGCTCTCAGCAGTTCCGGTTCTTTCATCCGGGTATCCTCCCATCAGATACTCTTTTTCCTCGTCCATGATGCGCTCCACCTCCGCGCGCGGGTCGTCTACCACCGACAGCGCCCGGAGCTGTGTCTCCTTAGAAACGATACCGGCCAGCGCCTTGGCCGTGTTAGCCTCGTCTAACAAATTAGAGGGTATGTTCTGCGTGAACTTGTACTTGATACCCGTCCAGCCATCAGCGGGAAGACCGGTCACCGGGTTCGAGAAGATGACGCCATAACGACGGTTCATCCCTGACACGAACTTCCGTTCCTTGGTCTTGGCAAGTGAAGACATGGCATGAAGCTTGAATTTCAGCGCCTGGCCTGACGCTGTGCCGAAACTATCATCAGAAATATTGGCCACCATCGAAATCTGGAAAATCAGACGTTCCAGCCTGTCAATCAAGTGCTCCTGGGTGCTGTCGCCGTTGGGTTTCTGAAGGAACTCAACTATCAAGTTACCGTCGTGAATGCCGGCGAAATTGATGATGCGATCGTCTCGAATGGTCCGCAGGTCTTCCTCTTTGAGCTTGGCACCTAAAATTTTGAGGTATGCATCCGCGAAGTAGTCGACGTCGTTCGCCTTTTCGGATAATGCTTTGTTGTATGCGTCAATCATCGACATGACCGGCGCAATAAGTGATTGCCGGGTGTCGTTCATGACATACTCTGTCGCGGGCACGTCGCCGAAGCCGTGCACACGCTCCTCGCCCGTGTACGCTGTCTGTCCGTCACAGGTGAAATATCTGACGACGCTCGCATCCGATACACTGCCGCGTCTGATGCCGTGCGCGTCCGTGTACAGTCTGACAAAGTAACGCGGGCGCTCCAGGATGCTTTCATCGAAAATCATGAACGCGTCCGCCGGGGAAAGGTAAGTCGTCCCCACCTGACCCAGCTCGTCCACGTAATACATTTCGTATGCCCAGCCGTAGATGCTCACCAGCCTGGAAAGCTCCGCGTTGGTGTCGTCCTGGCCGGTGTACTGGCCCTGGTAGTGAATGTATTCATTGACCGCCTCATCATCGGCCGAAATTTGGATGGGGATGCCCAGGAAAAAGCCTTCGAAAGTCTCAACGATATACCGAGCAAAGCCCACGCCGATGCGATTGTCCGGTTTATATGATTCCTTGGCGGCCTGGTAGAAAATGGCATAGTCGCCGCGATACGCATTCATAAGCGGCTCCAGGTCTTCCGCCACAGTCGCATCATGCGCGCTGATATACTCATCCAGCAAATCAGCTGTCAGTTCCTGGTCGTCCGCTATGATATAACGGCCCTCTGCCGTGGTAATTATCATCTCTTATAGTCCTCCCCGTACTTTGTGGAGTTGTCCCTCGCTATCCTGTATATGGTCTGTGTAAAGCGCATATCTTAATGCGTCCATGACGTCGTCCGCCTCTTTAACGGGCTCGTCCGCGCCCTCTTTCCAGCTGTAGGTGTCTATCTCCTGACAGAAAAGGTCCACGTTATCACGGACCACGTATAAACGGCCTGTCTTGTATAGTGTGTCAACATATGAGATTCCCGCGGTCACATCTTTCCGCGCGTTCGTTGCCCATACGCCCGCGTCCTGCATCTCTCGTATACGGTCAGGCCGGGCAGAGTCGCAATAAAAGGGCGTTTCCTCGCCGTGCGCCTCTTGTATCTGCTGTGCGATCGCTATCCAGTCGTTCATGCTGCGGTGATTGGCGCTCCACTCTCTCAATAGGTAATACTTCCCGCTGTCATCCTTGCCAACAAGGACAATGACACCCGTGTGTTCCCAGCCGAAGTCGACGCCGGCCCAACACCTAACGAGCCTATCCCAGGGAACGGCCTCCGGGCTGATATAGTGCTTCTCCGCGTTAAAGTCCGGATAGCAGACACCGCTCGCGGCGACCCAGGCGCCGTTGATATCGCGGTCGTAAAAGGCCCCTGACGGTGTCGCAGCTTTAATGCTGTCAATGTACCGCTGGCCAAGGAATGTGTTGTCTGTCAACCTCCACCGGAAGGCGGCTATGGTCTGCCCGTCGGCCTTATCTATGTAATCTGTCTTTAGCCAGTGAGAAGGCCGGTCCGGGTTGGTGTCCATGATGATACGCGCTCCGGGCATGGAACATCTGGACAATATCTCTGCAAAGACCTTTTGGTTGGCCAGCACGGCCTCGTTGATATATGCGCCGGCCGCTGTCATTCCTCGAATATGTGAAATGTCAGAAATTTTGGAGTGACCGAAGCAGCAGACCTTGACCCCAAACAAGGTAAATCTGTTGTGCTTGTCAAAGTGGAACGTTAGCCCGTATTTGTTCTGGAGCTCTATCAAAACGTTCCTCTGCAAGGAGCCAAGGTCCGCGCCGGCAAGTATGTACTGCGGCCGCTCAATGCCCTGGGCCTTGGCCATCTTGGCCACCCGTTGGAGCTCCATCAGAAAAATGTCGTTGTCCACGACTGTCTTACCCGAACGCTTGGCCCCATGATTGATGAGGAGGAAGAAGTCGTGGCGCTGTGCGTACGCCAAGACTTCCTGTTGGCGCGGGCTGTATAAATTATCAAGACGTCCCATCGGTTTTACCATCTTCCGCGGTCAGCGCGTCTTGAATGGTGTCAAGGATGTCGGAAAGCTTCTCCTCGGGGGCCTGCTCCCGCTCGCGCTTGCTGGGGTCATCGCTCTGGCCTAAATAATTCTTGCCGAGAAAAATGGCCATAGCCGCGTTTTTTTCAGCAAGGCGGAATTGCGCCCGACGCAGGGAAATACGCCCCGCCTGGCGCTTTTCTGCGTAAATCTCCGCGAATTTCTGCTTATACTCACGACTGCACCAGCGTTCTATGGTATCTTCTGAGCAATCGAACCAGCCAGCGATCTCTTCGAGCGTGCATTGGAGTTTGCACAACCCTTCGAATTGGCTCCGGTCAATCTCTTTTCGCGGTCTGCCTCTTGCCATCTGTCGCGCCTCCTTCCGTGTTGTGTAAAAAGATAATATCTGACGCGAGAGCCCTCACCAATGCGTTAAGTGGCGCCTGTGTGGAATACTCTGTCGCTTTGTCTAAACCATATACCGCCGTGATTATCAGTTCCGGGTATGCCATCTTAAGCTCGATAAGCGTTTCCCCGCTCCCTGTTGGCAGATATATGTGTCCTGATATCGGGCCAAGGTGCGCCCTGAAAGCTCCCGCTATACGGGTCATAAGCTCCGCGGGCAAGTGTCCGCTTGTCGCGTCGAACATACCGGGGAATGTTCTCTGGATTTCTGCCTGTGTGAACCACCGGCCCGGCGAAAGGTCTCCCGCTGGGCTAATGTCTAACGTATCAACGCCGGCTTCCCTTAACGCTCGGCTGGCATTGCCGCAGGAGAAGCACACGGCCTTAACAAATCCGTTTTCTGCCATGTACTGTCTAATAACAGCCGCTCGTATCTGCTTGTGTGGAAAATTAAACAGCTCCATTGCTGCCGCTCTCCTCCTGGGTTAGCGTGACAATCATCTCAGGATTAAGTTCCGGGTATATCTTACCGATATCCTTCTGATTGCCCTTGTAAAACACGAGGGCGTTTTCATGCGCCCGTTCAGGGTCACCCTTGTAAAAAACGACAACGTTCTGGTGTGTCCGTCCGACCTTTCTGTTTTTGAACTGCGCGCTGACTGTCATTGCCGCAGTGGCGGGATTATTAACAATGATAATCTCGTTGTAATATTTAAAACCGATCTCTTCCATGATGCGGATGTTGTCAGGCACGAACCCCCTATATATGCCGGTCTTCTTGTCTCTAATCTCCGTAATTTTGAGAACGAGGAATGAGTTCTCTTTCATCATGTCATAGCACTGGCTGAATATGTTTTTGTACTGAGACATAAACTCTTCATACGTGCCAAGCGCTGACATGTCTTCTTTGCTGTAAACTTCAAGGTCGTAATACGGGGGAGACGTAAAACACATGTCGAATTCACGCTCTGATATGATATCCGAAATGTTATTACTGTCTCCGCAGTAATAATGGACTTTCTCATATTCCGCCGTGTGCCTCCTGTTGGTTTCCACCTGGTCGGCCCTGAACTCGCATCCGTGATATTCGCAGCCAAGCTCGCCGGCTACGACACCCTTTGTCTGCTCCCCTCCGAACGGGTCCAATATCTTCCCGCCCGGGCGATTAAACCATAGCATCATGGCCTCGGCGAACACCGGGTCGAAGTTACTTGTCTGCCCGTGTACCTGGGGCAAATAGTCATAGCCGCCCGTATTAAAGGTTGTCTGTGAATCTCCGTCCCGCGTCTCGGAAGCATCACCAATTAGGACATTCCACGCAGCTTTTCGCTCCTGCCAGTAGCCTTGGCGCGTGTCGAGAATAGAGAACGGGGGTACCAGAAAGAAATCACGAAGCGTCTTTTTGGCCTCCGCCTTCTTCTCTGCCTCGCTGGCTTTGTCGTCCTCGTCCAGGAAGCCGAACGACGTCATATCAATATCAAGAATATTGGCGAGCTCTCCGCTCAGAAGTTCAGTGTCCCATTCTGATAGTTCTGCTGTTTTGTTATGTGCCAGCGTATAGGCCCGGCGCTCTTCGTCCGTCAGCCTGTCCAGCCGCAGACAGGGAACTGCGTCCATACCGAGCTCTTTTGCCGCAATCAGTCGCCCATGTCCCTCGACGATGATGTTTTTGTCTCCCCATACTGCTATGGGGTCGTTAAACCCGAACGCCTCGATGCTGGCTTTGATTGCGCTCACGTCCTCACTTTTATGCCGGCGGGCGTTCTTGCTGTATGGTGTTACGTCTTTGATGGGTATATATACAATCTGCAATCCGTCTGTCATGCCTGGCCCTCTTCCTCTTCCGGTTCCGCCGGGATGATATACTGTATCTCAGCGCCGCAATGGGAACAGTGGCACATGACAGTTTTCTCCTTACTCATGTCCTGGCCTCCAATCCATATGTATAGCCGTACTTTTTCTGTCCGCTGAGAAATGCATTGTGCATGTCCACTAAGTACGCATTAAGGGACTTAGTATAACCGACATCGTAGTCTGCCCCTGAAATACGCCCTGATTCGTACGAATCCGTAAGTGACTTGCACCGCTGTCCATGCTTGTCGGCTGCGTCTGAGTCGACAGACTTTATATACGACATAAGCCCCTTGCCATCAAAGCCAGCCCCTTTGGTCATGCTGTACGTGCCTTCCGCGGCGCTTGCTCGTATGGTGCGCACGTTGCTGGTTATAAACATATCGATGTCATCTTCAGAAAAGCTCCCGCCAAGAATCCCTTCTTTGCCTTTTCCGCACGGATGATTGTGCGTTAAAACGCTGCCATCTGTGTTTAACATGCGCTCGGGCATACTACATGAGCCACGTCCGCCGCGGCACTCAGCGCCAATTTGTTCACCGTTCGCATCGTACACGGCAACAAACTCGATTTTGGCGGAAAGACGTCTCTTTTCCTGCGCTTCGACAGCCGCTCTTTGCCCGGCAGAAAGCGGCGTGCTGTCTGCGCTATATCTTAAGGGATTATCTGACAAGTCGGCCGTAGTGCCGCTCTGGACAGTAACACTTGTACGTACACCACCGCCGCTACCTGGCCTACTTCCCCCTGCCATTGTTTACTTCCCCCATCTACTTTCTGCAAACGTCCTCTTCTTCCTCGTCGTCCGGTGCCGGGATGATATACTGTATCTCCGCGCCGCAGTGCGTGCAATGGCACATGTGCACAATGCCGCCCGGCTCCAGTCCTAAATCTTCCGTGTCAAAATCGCTGTCCCAAATTACAGCCATGTGCCCACAGTGAAAACACTGATACATCCTTCCCATCCTCCCATATATAAGTAGTCGCA